GTAGTCCTTGTAGATCACGGCCGTGGCTCCGCGGATGTAGAAGAGCCGCTCGGTGCCATCGTACTTGGCAATGAAGGTCTGCGTGCTGGCGGTGGTGCCGATCTCCCCCACGATGAAGAGCATGCCGCCGGCGGTCGGGCTGAACGGATTGAAGCTCGCCGCGTGGAGCGTCTTGTTGGCCCCGTCGTAGACCAGCACCGGCAGGTCGTTGTAATCGGCGTCGCTGTCATCCCAGGTCGGCCGGCTGGCATCGCTGTACTTCGCCAGGTCGTTGCCGTCGGGCCCGGCATCGGCGAGGGCGTTGACCACGCCCCCATCAGCCACGATGCCCCGCAGCGCGTGGGCCTTCCAGTTGGCGCTCACGCTCACGTAGTCCTCGGGGTCGAAGTCCGGATCCCCGTCGATCGACACTGCGGCGGCCGCGTTGCCCATGCCGTCCAGCGCGAAGAGCGAGAGCGAGTAGCGGTGGCCATTGGCGAGGCCGGTGAGAGTCAGGGTCTGGGCGCCTGGGGCGGCGAAGCCCGCGGCCGTGCCGTCGGCCACCGTCGCCGGCGCCGTGCCGTCCAGCGCGTAGCGTACCATGACGCCGGCGAAGTCGCTGGTGGCGGGATCCGTCCAGGTGAGGATCAGCGTCTCGTCGCCGGCGGCCACCGCCAGGCCGGTGATGGGGCTGGGGTCGGCGACCGGCGTTGCGCTCGCCCAGGCCCACGGGGAGTACTTGCCAGCGGTGGTCCTCGTGAAGGCCGTGTAGAAGTAGGGCGTGCCGTTGGCGAGGCTCGAATGCTTCGTGCTGTAGACTCCGGCGGGATATTCGCCCAGGAGCATGCCGTCGGTTGGCGTCTTGGGGAAGCCGCCCAGGGCCCAGCGCACCATCATCACGTCGAAGTCGTCATGCTCGGGCTTGTCCCAGGTGAGCAGGACTTCCCCGTCATCGCCCAGGGCCTGGAAGTCGGGCCGCGCCGGCGCGGTCGCGATTTCCGAGTAGCGGCTGCCCGGGCTCGTCACGTCCAGCTCCTCGAGGTCCAGATCCACAGAATCATTCGCCTGATCGTACTTGTGGCCGAACACGAGGAAGCGGCCGCGGCTGCTAGGGAAGCCGCGCAGCAGCTCGAAGTCGACCACGTCGACGACGTCGAAGAGCTCGAGCGTCAGCAGAAGATCCTGCAGCGCCGGATCCTGGAAGCGGGCGCCGGCGATCGCCAGCGCCGCCCGCGGCCAGGCTTCCCGCCGCACCTCGCGAGAGGCCATCAGCAGCGTGAGCTCGTGGTCGGCGTAGCGGTTCTCGCTGCGCCGGCGGGGCTTGCGCTCCCCATAGCGGGCCAGCGATTCCGCGTCCCGCACGGTCACGCGGTTCTGCTGGTTCTTCGCCGCCTCGAGGCCGGGGTAGCTGAGCCGGATCGTATCGCCCTCGGCGATGGGCGGCTCGGTATCGTCCGCCGGCGAGCCGGCCTGGCCGACCAGGCCGAAGAGGATCCCGCTCTGGCCGATGCGCTGGCTCCGGCCCACCGGGGGCAGGTTCAGGTAGGCGGTGATCGCGTCGCCCTCGGCGATCTGCTCGAGGAGGCCGCCGCCCTCAATCGCCTCGATGTCCAGCGTGTTGTAGGCGTAACCGTCGTCGACGCCATGCAGGCGCACCACCTGGTAACAGTCCAAGTAGTCGGGCGAGCTGGCGCCGCTCGCGAAGCCCGAGCCCTTCGGGTGGATCCGGATCAGGGTACCCTGGGCGAAGGGCTCGAGGCTGGAGACGCGGATGCTGCGCGAGCCGGCGACGGCCGCGGTCGTGACCTCGGCGATGCCCACATAGCGATCGAGCGTGGTGTCGTAGCGCAGCGCGTGGCTCCACTGGCCCTGGCTTGCTGGGTCGATGAGCACGGCAGCGCCGGCGTCGTAGGCCTGGGTCAGCGGGCTCTCCAGTACGATCGTTCCGGCGGCGGCGTCGAGGTAATCGATGCGCAAGTCGACGTCGCTCAGGCTCAGCGTCACGGTGTCCGCGGGGCTGATGCCCTGCAGGTCCTCCACCGCCAGCGTAGAGCCCCCGGCCAGCACGGGTAGCCGCAATGTGGTCTTCAAGCGCGAGCCGGTCAGGCGCCAGCTCCAGAGCGTATGCGCCCGCCAGCTGTCCATGGAGCCTGCGGCGACCACGTCGCTCGGCCGGCCCGCAAGGATGCAGCGCAGCTCAAGCTCGATCGGGTAGATGCCCAGGCCGCTAAAGGTCGGCGTCGCGGCGAAGCGGCTCTCGGGCGCGGCGATCGTCGTCAGGCTCACCTCGCCGGGCTTGACGTCGTAGACGCTGCGCTGCGAGGAGTTGACGATGAGGGTGTTGGTGCGCCTGGCCTCCTCATAGTCGGTGGGGCCTCGCAGCGTCAGCACCGGCGGCGTGCTGCTCGACGGGTAGGGCCGCAGCTCGGCGACGCCGGCGCGGGTGAAGGCGAAGAGGTGATCGCCTAGGTCCGCGGCTCCGCAGATCGCCTGGTACTTGTCGCGGTCCTTGTTGTCGAGCAGGGGGATCCGGCCCGAGTGGCGGCCGCTGTAGATCCAGGCCTGATAGAGACCCATCGGCCAGGCCTCGAGGGCCGAGCAGGGGAAGACCGGGCAGGAGATGCCGGCCACCAGCGGCAGCGCCACGTCGCCGCCCTCATTACCGACGGCCAGGTTGCCCATGCCGAGCCAGAGATCCGAGTGCGGCACGAGGCCCAGCAGGCGCGGCTTGCCGAGCCCGGTGTCGCTGGCGTCGAACTGATAGAGCCCGCGATCAGCGGGGTTGTACCCGAAGACGACCTCGGCCGTGTTCCAGCTCCCTTCGTCGCCGGCATCGCCGCGCAGCACCCGGGAGAAGCCCATCCAAGGCAGCGGGTTTTTGCTCTGGATGTCGTAGCCCGGGCCCCGCGTGTCGGTGATCGACGTGGCGTAGGGATAGGGGTCGGTGACCGACGTCGCGAGGATCGTGATGTGCAGGTAGAGCAGCCGGTAGGTTGAGGTGCCTCCCCGCTCCGACTCGGCGCTATTGCCGCCGGTCAGTGAAGGCTCCAGCTCTGAGCGATCGATGCAGGACAGGATCGCGTTGTAGTGCGTGAAGCGTTCGGCGGCGATCGTCTCGTTGCGGCGCTTGAAGCCCATGGCGATCGGCGTCCAGCGGCCGCTGATGTGCGGGTTCGCGCCGCCCCGGAAGTAGCGCGACTCGACGTCGAGCTGCCGCTCGCGGAAGTTGACCACCGTGCGGCCCTGCGGGGAGAAGGTGACCGCCGCGCCGGGTGCCGCCGCGGTGACGGGGTAGACGTCAATACCGCTGGCTGCGGTCCAGACCGAGCCGGTCGTCCCGGAGAGGCGGTTGATCGCGGAGTTGCCGGGGGCGTAGTCGATCCAGCCGAAGATGACCGCGCCTCGGCGGCCAGAGACGTCGGCGGGCCGCGTGATGTCGCAGACCACGAACGTCGGGAGCTTGTGAAAGCCCAGCGTGGCGACGACGGTCGCGAACAGCGTGGTCCCATCGATGAATCGGCAGATGATCTGCCAGCCAGCGGCCGCGCTCCAGGCAGCATGCGCGCAATAGACCTTGCCGTTGTAGGTCGCACTCCCCGAGTGCTCGAAGGAGAGATCGAAGAGCGGGCCCTGCCCGATGCTGTGCACGAGACCCGTCAGGGGGCTGCGCCAGGACGCGGCCGGCAGCGCCGTCCAGGAGTTGGCGCTGTCGCGCAGCATCCAGACGTAATAGCCGGCGCCGGCCTTCAGCTCGGCATCGCGGAAGCGGGCTTCGGACACGGTGCCGGCGATCGCGTCGACGACCCAGCGGTTCTCATCGTCGGGAGTGTAGGCGTTCAGCGGCACGAACTCCCAGCCGCCGCCGATCCGCAGGCGAAAGCACTCGAGCTGATCGGCCTGCCCACCAATGGTGGCGTCGCGGCTCTCCAGGGCAAAGGGAAGTTGGGCGAAGGGGATGAGCAGCGCCTCGCGCCGATCATTGATCGAGGAGCTACCATAGCCGTCCCATCCGTAATACTCGCTGCCGTAGAGGACCGCGCCCTCGGCGCCAGAGGGGCGATCGTTCACGATGTCCCGGACAAGCTGCGGCGCGATCAGTGCCGAGTAGTCCGTCGAGATGTCGACGGGCGCGGCGTTGTTGTGGCGATACAGCCGGAGTGAGGCGCCCTTCAGCAGCCGCCGCGGGCCGGCGTAGCCGATGCCGTCGTGATTGCTGGCCAGTACCCAGTAGACGCCGATGCCCGTGCTCTCCCGCTTCCAGAAGATCCGCAGCGCATGCCAGCCGGTGGGCAGGGTGAAGCTCACCGTGACGGGATCCCAGCGGCCCACGCTGTCCGCGTACTCGTAGATCTTGCCGTCGAGCGTGATGGCTGCGTGGACGGCGCTCACCTCGTTCCAGCTGATGTCGACGGCCTTGCTGCGCACGTCATGCCAGCCGTCGGGCTGGAAGTCGCCGGGCCGGCCGAGCGAGCTGATGGCGCGATGGAGGTCCTCGTAGGGGATCGACGCGCTGGGCAGCACGAGCGCACTCGCATCCTCGGGCGTGCGCAGGCGATCGATGGCCAGCGGCCAGGGGAGGTTGGGGAACCAGCCGCGGCCGAAGCTCACCTCGCTGGCGTCGCCGCGCTTGAGGGCCTCGGTGAGCGGCTCGAGCTTCAACGAGGCCCAGCCGTCCCGCGTCGCCGCGAGGCCCTCCTCGTTCTTGACGCGGAAGGTGCCGAGGACCAGCGGCGTGAGCGGGGCGCGCTCGAGGCGGATCTGCACGCGCCGGCTCTCCCAGCCGCCGGCGAAGAGCGACCCGCTGCGGTCCGGCTCAGTGAGCCAGTAGCCATCGCGGTTGTCGACGACGAGCGTGCTGGGCGGGCCGACCACGGGGTGGCCTTCGCTCGAGGCCTTCAGATCGATCGCCCCGATGCCGCCGGCGACGCGGTCGGTGAAGTCCACCCAGGCGGCCGCGTCGTCCTCGAGGTAGACCAAGTGGCGCATGGCCTACACCTCTGTGAAGCCGAGCGAGATGTCGTAGCCGCCACCGGCCAGCGTCCAGTGGATGTGGAAGGTGCCCGCGAAGGCGGGCTCGAGGTGGTAGTAGCCGAAGAAGGGCGCCTGCCCGAGGCCGAAGTCCGCGCAGATCGGCACCGGCTCGGGCACGTGGAGGCCCAGGCCCTGCGTGCTCAGGTTCCAGAGGGTGAGGAGCTGCTGGTAGACGAGCGGGCCGACCTTCGTAAAGTTGGCCTGGAAGCGGAACCGCAGCGCGTCCTTGGTGAGCGCGCTGCGCGCCAGGCGGCCGTCGAGCATGCGGCGGTCGACGACGTTGGCCGCCTCCCACTGCATGCCGGCGCCGGCGCGGATCGTCTGCGGATTTAAGTCCACGAAGTAGACGGGGCCTGCCTGCGCGATGGTGCCGTCGGTCGGGTTCACCATCAGCGAGCAGTCGCCAAAGATGAAGCCAGTGTTGGCGCCGTCCGGGCTGTTGATGCCGATGTGGATCTGCACATAGGCCGTGTCGTCCGGCATCACCACGGCCGAGTGCGCGAGCAGCCGCTGCCAAGTGGCGTTCCCCGACGTGCCCGCGTTGGTGAAGACCAGCTCGATCGGGTTGCCCTCGGTTAGGCCGTCGTGGGTGCTCGCGGTGATGAAGGCACCGGCGGCGTTGTAGCAGGAGAAGTAGGCCTTGAGGTTGGTGCCGATGACGCAGTCGGTGGGGATCACGGCGGGGAGTGCCAGTGAGAGCGCCTTGTCGTAGTGGGCCGCGAAAAAGCGCGAGTAGGGGAGCTGGTCGGTGTAGATCGTAGAGGCCAGCACCCGGTGGTCGGTCGAGATCGACTGGCCCGTCGTGGTGGCCGTGGCCGCGATGTAGCAGCTCACGGCGTCCATGAAGCCATAGGGGTTCTTGGCGCCGGCGCTGCCGTAGTTGTCGCTCGGGTTGTAGCCGACCCAGTACCAGCCGCGGTACTTGCTAAGGTTCCAGACGAGGCCGTCGGGCCCGATCTTCGTGCCGGCGTAGAGCGAAGGGTTGGCGTCGCGGAAGGCGTGGTTGGGCACGTAGATGCCGGCCGCGGCGCGCAGCGAGGTGATGCTGGACGGCGGGACGAGGATGCCGAAGTGAGAGCCGATCGGCATCAGGCGACCCCCTCCTCGATGAAGAGCGTGCCGGCGTCGAGCTGCTCCTGGATGCTGGCCGCGTCGGACCGGCTCTGGCTCCCGTAGTAGACGTTGCCGTAGTAGACATGCGTGACGTGGATGGTGGTCGGGCTCGAGGCGAGGGCCGTCGACGTGGAGCCGCCGCCGGCGCTGCGGCCACTCGGTCGGTAGCTAGACCCTCCTTCATCATAACCGCCACCGTCCCCAGAACCTGAGGATGCAGACCCGAGAAGGGCCGCCGACGCAACGATGCCAACGCCGGCAACCAGGGCATACTTGCCAGCTGCGGCGAAGTGGGCGCCCGCGCCAGGGTTTCCAGTCGCAACCGCCGCCAGGCCCTGAGCCATCTCATAGATCGCCTTGACCGCAGCGCTCGAGGCGAGGGCCTGAAGCTCTCCGGCCACTGCCTGCTTCATCACCTGTTCGAACTGTTGCCAGGCATTCTTGTTGCCGCGTAGCGCTTCGACAGAGGCGGAGACCAGGTTCTCGACGGCCCCGACACCCAGCTCGTCGAGGCTTATGAGTGCCTGTCCCAGCAGGTCGGCGTTGTTGGCCATCATCCAGAAGCCGTCGGAGGCAAGCTGCAGCTTACCGGGTAGGTCGTCCAGGAAGTCGGGCTCTTCGATCTTCTGGAACGTCGTCAGCGCATCTCCGACTCCGCCGGGAGTCTCGTGCCCGCCAGCGATGCTGCTGGCGGATCCGACGGTGATCGCCGGCGGCGGGATCTCGGGCCCACCGGGCGCTGCGGCCGGCGGCGTTTTCCCCGTCTGGGCCTGATCCATCAGGTCCTTGCGCTGCTGCTCCAGCTCGATGATCTGCTCGAGGATGCCAGCGTAGCCCCCCAAGCTCGTGCGGTAGAGGTCCAGCTTCTCGGTGAGCTGGGTCCAGACGTCGGCCGATACCTCGCCCTTGAGGAAGCTGAGGTTGACCTCACGCTGGGCCTCGTCGAGCTGCTCGAGCAGGCCTTTCGCCTGCGCGAGATTGGCCGTGTCGAAGGGGTCTCCAACGGCGGCCAGCTTCCTCATTTCCTCCCAGAGTGGCTCGATCGCCACGTCGACATCCTCGAAGAGGGCAGCCGTCGCGCTCAGGCTGCGCTGGTGCTGGTCCCACTGGCGCGTGCCTTCCTTGATCGAGCGCACCACGTCGTTGTCGACGATCTTCGTGGTCTGATTCATCTGCGCCGATAGGTCGTTGTAGCTCGTTCCGTAGCGAGCAACCTTGTGGACGCCGCTGGTCAGCACGTCGCCCACCGCAACCACGCGCCCATGAAAGACCCCGGCGGCTGTCGCGACCGCGGCCAGTGCGGTCTTTGCGTCGATGCTATCGCGGGCGAGGTCCTTCTGGTTCTCGGCCAGGTCTCGAATCGCCGTCATGCGATTGATGTCTTCGACGCTGTTACCCAGCTCCTCCATCTTCTCGATCGCCTTGTCGATTGTCGAAGACGTGAGTTCATCAATCCACTCGCGGAAGCCGCCAACGGCCCGCACGACGACAGCGGCCATGGTCTCGACGGGGCCGGCGGCGAGTAGCGCGAGGCTCGTGCCGAGGGCCGTCGATGCGCTCTTGAGGCGGTCGATCGCGTCGCCGGCGTCGGCCAATGCCTTCGCGTCCTTCGTCGAGAGGGTAAGCCCCAGCGCGTCCGCCTCCTCACGCATGGCCCGGATCCCGGCGCTTCCCTCGGACATGATCTGCAGCATCTCGGCGCCGGAGCGGCCCATGGTCGCCATCGCGAAGGCCACCCGCTGGCTCTCGTTCTGGATGCCCATCAGCTCGTCGGCGAGAGCCTCGAGCTGCTCTTCGGGCTTGAGCTGGACGAAGGCGCCGACGTCGATGTTGAGCGCCTTGAAGGCCTCACTCGCCCCGCCTAGGCCGCGGGCAGCATCGCCGGTATTCCGGCTGAGAATCTGGACGCTCTTGGCGACGGTTTCGAAGGAGACGCCGCTGAGGCCGGCGACGTGGCGCAACTGGCTCAGCGATTCAGTGGTGGCGCCCAGGCGGACGTGGAGGTTCCAGACCTCGTCGCCGGCGTCAGCCGCGCTCTTGATGAGGGCACCGATCGCCACGCCGCTGATCAGCGTGGCGATCTTGGCCTTGACGCCGCCCATTGCGGAGTCGATGCCGAGCATGTTCTTGCGGAAGCTGTCGAGGGCAGCCTTGCTGCGGTCCTCGGCAGAGATCCGGTAGCGTGCCTCGGCGCCCACGATGGCCTCCTACTGGTGGCGGCGCTCGGCATCGAGATCCGCCTTTGCTTCCCAGGCTCTCAGCTCGTCGAGCGTGCAGCGCTCGAGTAGCTCCTCCACGAAGATCCCCATCCGCTGCGCCAGGGCGAAGGCATTGAGGATCCTGGCGGCGCTCACCGTGGTGAGCATCCCGATGGCGGCGGCGAGGCCCGCGATACTGAGGGCCAGCTCGCCGCCCTCGATCAGTTTGGGCGGTCGAGCTCCTCGCCGTCGTCGTCGCGGAGCTCCTCGTCCCCGGCGAGATCGTCGCTGATCAGGCCGGCGATCTTGGAGACCAGCGCCGGGTCCGTCTCGCGCATGAAGATCGACCGCTGGGCAGTGCTGAAGTAGGGGCTGCGATCGTGGTTACGGGCGCGGACGATGAGTGTCTCGGCGAGTACGGCGAGGTCACCGCCGCACGGGCCGCCGCGACGGCGGATCCGGTTCATCTCGTCCAAGGTCGCGGGCCAGACGTAGATCTCGGCGGGGCGCCCGTCCTCGTCGGCGAGCTCCGGGATCTCGATCCTGCGCACCCGCTTCGCCTTCTCGCGAAAGTGCGCGGTGAGCCTTGCCAACAGGTCTGCCACTGCTCTCTCCTCCTGCCGCTCTCGCGGCTGCTAGGTGACGGTGCCCTCAGCGAGCATCCCCTTGTAGGTGACGCTCAGCTCGCCGACCTTGCTCAGGTCCGCGCTGCGCTTCACGTCAGTGATGACGACGGTGCCGGTGTACTTCACGTTGCCCGACGTGTTGCCCACCGGGTAGAGGTTAAGGGCCGCAACGGTGCCGACGTCGAGCAGCGCCTGGCCGGCGTCGGGCGTGGGCGCCGGCGAGTGCCGGCAGGTCAGCGAGCCGCCGCCGTCCGGGATGCCCGCCTTGTAGCTCTTGGCGGCCGCTCCCATCCCGTGGTCTTCCGCCAGCTCGACGTTCTCGTCGTAGTCCCAGGCCGTGACCTCAGCGATGGCCGTAGGGCCGGCGCCGAAGGTGATCACCCCGGACTTGCCGTGGTACTTCGCCATGCTCTCTTGCCTCCTGCTAGACCGCGCCCTCGGTGAGGATCCCCTTGAAGGTGCAGCTCAGCTCGCCCACCTTGCTCAGATCGGCGCTGCGCTTCACGTCGGTGAGGATCACCGTCCCCGTGTACTTCACGTAGGTGGCCGTGTTGCCCGCGGGGTAGACGTTCAGCGCCACGCTGGAGCCCACGTCGAGCAGGGCCTGGCCGGCGTCCGCCGTCGGGGCGGGCGAGTGCCGACAAGTGAGCGAGCCGCCGCCGTCCGGGATGCCCGCCTTGTAGGTCTTGGCGGCCGCGCCCATCCCGTGGTCTTCCGCCAGCTCGACGTTCTCGTCGTAGTCCCAGGCCGTGATCTCAGCAATGGCCACTGCGCCGATCATCAGGACCCCGCTCTTGCCGTGATACTTCGCCATCGGTAGGCCTCCTAGACCTCAGGGTTCATGCGGCTGACCGAGTAGAGTGCCCCCCAGCGCATGGTCAGCCGGCCGTGCGGGGTCTTGCTGTCCTTCACGAGCTCCAGCTCGCTCTCGACCAGCTCGAGGTCGAGCGTCAGGCCGTCGAGCGTGGCGTCTGCCATCAGGGCGACGTGCACGTCGGCGGCGATGTCGTCGAGCAGATCATCGAGCCCGGCCGTCAGAGCGCCGCAGAGCTTGACCTCAAGGAGCAGGCTCTGCGCGTCGGTGTCATTGCTCGATGCCTCCTCGATGCGCTGATCCCGCGGCGTCATCACGCGGATCGCCGGCAGCACGGCCAGGTCGTAGACGCTGCCGCTCTCGACGTTGGTACCCGCAGCGGTGCCCGCGGCCGCCAGCACGGCGACGACGCGGTCGCGGATCTGCTGCCGCTTATGCGCCACGGGACAGCCTCCAGGCCAAGTCCCTCTCGAAGAGCTCCTTGAAGCGAGCCCGCGCCTTGTCTCGCGTGTAGCGCTCGAGCACGGCCTGCCCGGCTTGGGCCACGGGGATCTTCACCGCGTCGATCGGGTGCGCCGTGCTGCCCAGGCGCTTGAAGATCATCTCGCGGCCGTCGGGGTCCGAGGCGATGAAGGCGCTAGGGAAGCGGTGCTTGCCCGCGGTCACGCCCGTCCTTGTCTGCCGGTGCGGCAGGCGCACGGCCGGAATCGGGCGCAGCAGCAGGCCCACCATGATGGCTCGATTGGAGAGGGTGCCCTTGCGCTGGCGCATCCAGCGATTGGCGAGGGCGATGGGCACGCCCACCTCGCTGGCGATCTCCCGCTTGGCCTTTGTCCGCATCCAGGCCAGCGTGCGGTTCAGCGCCCGCACCGTGGCCAGTGGCACGTGCCGGTTCTGGACCCGCTCCAAGTCGGCGAGGATGGCCCTCATGTCGCCCTCGATGTTGATCGTCAGGCTCATGCGAAGATCACCTCCACGCCGATCAGGTCGTCGAGGATCCAGGGGTTGGCCAGCACCGGCGGGATGGCTGGCGCCGCGGCCGCGCTCGAGCCGACGGCCGCGTACTCGCGGAAGGCGTCCAGGCTGACGCCTAGCACCTTCGTCGTCAGGTCAGCCACGACCAGGCGCACCTGGGTGCCGACGAGCGGGGCCAGGTCCCAGATCACGCGGCGCAGCACGTGGCTCCCGTGGCCCGTGGCGATGTGCAGGATGGCGTTGTCGCTCATGCGCACCAGGGCGACGAAGCGCTCCTGGATGGCCTCGTCGCCGGCGACGAAGAGCTCGGCGCGGTCCTTGGTGATCGTCCAGGCGTCCGAGTAGATCCAGCCGGTGGCAGTCAGGGTCGCATTGGTGCCCACCGGCCAGCCAGGGTAGTAGCGCTTGTAGGCCGTGTTGATGTAGCTCACGCCGCTCATGCCCGAGGCGGCAAGGCCGTCGCCCACGGGCTCATCGCCGATCACGGGTTGATAGTAGAAGGCGTCGCTCACGCCGCCCGTGCTGCCGAAGTGGAAGCGCAGGCTGCGATCAAGAATGCCGGCGCGCAGGCCGACGAGGGCGCCGATCTGGGCCGGGCCCGTTTCCGCCGGGTAGTCACCGTTCGCGTGGGTGGTGAGATTGCCGAAATCGAGCTCGGCGATCCTGTAGTAGTAGTAGCCGCTCTCGACGATGTGCCCGCTGATCGCGTAGATCAGGCTCTCGATCTGGCCGACCTCATTCGCCTTGCCGGTGCCGGGTGGCGTATCGTTGAGCAAGACGCCGGCATTGTAGGCGTCGCTGAACGGGTCAGTCGTCGGGTGGCTCAGCGTGCTCTGATGTCGCGTTCCGGTCTGGCCGCCGAAGGTGAAGAACCAGCGCGAGCCGACAAGCTGCAGGGTGGGGCTCTCGTCATAGAGGCCATCGGAGCTGCACGCCATGACGGCGCTTGGCATGTGTACGAGCTTCGCAAAGTCGGGCAGAACGCCGCCCGTAAACTTCGCGAGGCCCACGCTTTGCCTGGCCGTGTTGCCGGTTTGCTTGGTCGTCAGAATCAGGTACCAATCGGCGCCGTCGTAGAAGACGCAGGGGTCGCGGGAGGCGCCGCCCCAGGCCGAGTTGTAGGTGGCGGCGTTGCACCAGGGCGCGCCCGCGGCGTAGGCGCCACCGTTGGGCGTGTCGTCCATGCCGCACCAGTAGATCGCGGCGTCCCCGTTCAGGACGGTCCAGGCATCGAGCGCATCCGAGGTGCAGCCGGCCAGACCGATCTTCTGCAGCTGCGTGCTGCCCGACTGATGCGTCACCCCGACGAAGAACATCAGGTACTTCCAGGCTTCCTGCGCGGAGCCGGGAAAGCCGAAGAACGGGTTGCGGATGATGAAGGGCGCGTAGACGATGAAGCGCCAGTCGCCTTGCGCGCCGGCGCCCAGGGTGAGCTCGGCGTGCTCGGTCCAGGTGCGCAGGTCCGGACTCGAGTAGTGGGAGAAGTTGGCGCTGCCCGTATCTGCCGTCGGGCAGCGGATCCCGATCAAGTGCCAGGTGCTCGTGGCCGTGACGTGGAAGAGGGCGTGGTCGTTCTGCTTCTTGTTGGCCGGGCCGATCAGATAGGGCAGGTTGAACGTGAAGGCGACGCCGTCCCCCGCCGTGGCCACCTCGCCCTCGAGGACGAGCTCGACCAGGCCGGTGCCGTCGGGTTTGCGCTCGACCACCTTGAAGCTGGCGCCCGCGACGCTGATACTCTCGCCGACAACCACCCGGGCGTCCGCTTCCCGGCAGAGGAAGCGGGGCCCGGTGTCGGCCATCTCCAGGCCGTCCGCGTAGGCATCATCGAAGATGCCCACGACGGCGGCGCCGGCGATCACCGCCGGCGTGCCGTGCTCGGTCGGCCTGAAGAAGGCGCTGAGGTCCTCGGCGAGGGGCATCGCTACCTGCCCTTGCCCTTGCCCTTGCCCTTGCCCTTGGTGGGCGCG